ACCGAGCCGTGACCCGGAGACCGTCGACGCGTGCGGCCTGTCGGCTGCGCTGCTTGCGGTCACCAGCCGGCAAGCAGGCCACCGAACGATGCCCTCGTGGAGCCCCTGCTCCGAGGAGACCGTTCGGAGACCTGCACTCGATGAGGCCGGCCGCATTGAGCCGGCCTATCGTTGCGGTGAGGGCGGTAGCGTAGTTCATGAGCGGTAGCGACCAATCCGACCAGACGAGATCTGAATCACCGCGGAGGCGGGCTGGTGGACTTCGTCGAGGTTGTTGTCCTCGTTGTCATCCATCAGGCTTCTGATCTTGTTGTACAGCCGGGGCAGGCTCTCCTCGATGCGTCGGGCCTCCTCTCGGTACGGTCCTCCGTCGCCGAGGGTGAGCGCCAGGTCATCGAGGGCGAACACCGCAGCCTGGGCGATGAGCCATGGCCGCAGCGAGCTCGGCGTGCGCATCCGCCAGAACGGCAACGCCTCGGAGTAGAGCCGCGCAGTCAGCTCCGTCCATGCGTCCGTCACGAACTTCTGAAGGTCCGATGCTCCGGTCGTCTGGAGCGCGGCGAGCCTGCTGTATCTGTTGGTCAGGTCAGTCGTGCCGATGGGGCAGTACAACCGAGCCAAGCACACAGCCGCGTCGTTGTAGAAGTCGTGGACATCGCCGCCGATGGTCGCCGAGAACTTCACCGCCCATCCCTGGGCGTATGCCTGCGAGCTCATGCTGGCTGCGGTCACCGTGTACGACAGCGTGCCGCCGCTCTCCGATGCTGCTGCACCGTCGACGATGGCCGTGCCGTTGGGTGAGTACAGCGAGAACGTCACCGCCGAGACGGTGGGCGCGCTGCCACCGTGCTCGATGTCGACGGTCACGGTGGTGTCGTGGCTCTTGGTGATGAGCGTCGGACCTGTCCACCGTGCCGAGTATGGGGTGCCGTCTGCCACTGGTTACGACAGGATCGAGGTCGGGTCAGCCACAACACAGCGCCAGCGGAACGCTCCGCCGACTTTCACGCCGGTAAGGTCGATAGCCTGCCCAGCGTTGGCGAAGGTCGCGGTATCGTTGCCAGCGCTGTCCATGTCGCCGCCGACATTGAGAGCCACGTTTCCGCCGCCGTCGACATCGAAGGCGATGGTCGCCCGCTGGCCGAGGAACTTGCAGACGCCCATGGTGCGGGTCTCGCCGCTGCCGCCGCTGGTCAGGAGGCAGACCATGTCGTGATGGTCAGGGACGGGGATCTGCGCACCGTTGCCGGGGTCTGAGACTTCGACGACTCCGGGCATGCGGACGGATTTGATAGCCATGATGTGCTCCTGATGTCAGGGTGGAGAGCCGCGATTGCTCGCGGGGTTAGCGTTTCTTCTTGCGGTCTGAGCGGAGGGCAGCGTCTCGGGCGATGCGTTTGGCCTGGTCGGGGGTGACCTGTCCATTGCTGCTCTTGACGATGTTGCGAGTCATCCGGTCGATGGTCTCGCGTGCTCCCTTGGTCTCGCTCATGTCTTGCTCCGCTTACGGCGGGGCTTGATGGTCGGCTGCTCGAGGTCGAGGTCGACCTGCTTGGCATGGGCGGCCTCCATGGCGACGAGCTGCTGCTCGGCCTGCTGGAGCTGCCCGGCGAGGTGGGGGTTCATGCCTGCGCGGCCTCGGAGGTTGTCGATGCGTGCGCGCTGGCTGTCCATCTTCTCGCGGAACACCAGGTCATGCATCGGCTCGATGATGTTGGAGTCGCGGAGATGGGCGCGGAACGCTGCGAAGACCTCGGAGGCCTCGTCAGCGTTCCACAGGATGCGGCCAGAGCGGGTGACGGTCGGCTCTTGTCCAACCGTGACCCACCACTTGCGGCCATCTGTGCAGTCGTAGAACCGGGCATAGTCGAAGTAGAGGGCCTCGTCCTCCTCCTCGCCATCCAGGAGGAGCCGCCGGTCCTTGGGGTTGATGTAGGCACCACCCTTGGAAACGGCGCCCTGAATGGCGCGGCGAAGGTCGAGGCGCTCGTCGACGCCATTGACGCCCGGCATCGCGACCAGCTTGGAGAGCTGAGGAAGCCAGCCCTGCACGTTGTGAAACTCCCATGCCCCGGCGTAGTGGACATAGACGAAGGGCGCAGCAGGGCGCACCTTGCCATTGACCGGCAGGAGGTTGGGGTCGAATCCGGTGACCGGAGCTTGGCGCTTCGGTCCTTTCAGCGTGCGGGTGGTCTTCATGGGGCTCTCTTGGCTGGGTGTTTACGCGTCGGTGACGATCTTGACGCCTCGGGCGTCCTCGGCCTCGACGACTGCGGGGTAGATCTGACCGATGAGGGCAGACTTGAAGTTTGAAGCATCGCGGGACAGCTCGAGCAGCATGAGCTCGTTCGCCATCAGGATGTTGTCGGACGGGATGTGGCCCTGGATGACGCGGGGGTCAGCCATGGTGTACGCGAACGCGCCCTGGCCGAACATCGCACCCGCGCGGTCTGCACCAGCGTTCGCCGTGCCGACAGAGTCGCTCTGGAAGATGTCGACGTTGAGCCAACGGCCCTTGAAGCCCGGACCCTTGCTGGCGAGCATCTCGGCGGTAGCGTCGATGAACTGCACAGCGCCGGCCTCAGCGCGGAGGCTGGAGAGCAGGTCGTTGATCTGGGTCGGGTGCAGGACTGCGGCGAAGGTCGGGCCGGACACGTTGCTGCTGTTGAGCTGGTACATCGCATCGTAGAAGTCGGAGACCGACAGGTCCACGCCAGAGGTGCCGACGCTGTTGCTCAGGCCGCTGAACAGGGCGCAGAGAAGGTCGGTCATGGTGAGACCGACGCCTGCGACGAGGTTGGCAGCAACGCGCTCGACGTCGATGACCGAACCGGCGACGGGCACCAGGTCAGTGATGCTGTACTGGCGAGCGTACAGGGCGGGGGTCAGCGAGAACTCGCTGGTGGTGTAGGCGCTGTCGGAGATGCCAGCACCGGTCTCGGCCTGCGAAGCGTAGGCGCCAGGGATGGCGTCCTGGGTCACGTCGAGGGTCTTGGAGCCGCTGGGGCTCCAGGGGATGCGGGCCATCAGTGCGGTGAGGTCTGTCGGGTCGTACAGCTGCTCGAGCACGAGGTCGGAGAGGACGGAGGCGACGAGCCCGCCGTTCGTGGTGAGGTCACTGGTGGTGATCACGGACATGGTTTGAATCCTTCGGTTTGGTTGGTCGCTGGCCCGCCCTTGTCGCTGGGCTTGCGTGTCGGATTATCGGACCGACGACCGAAGGAGCCATGCAAGGTGCATTGTATCCGATTTGGAAACAATCACCTAGTGATTCACTTGACCACGCCCTGTTTCCGCAACAGTTCAAGCGCAACCCGGCCAGCCTTGCGACCATGTTTGGCGCGCAGCGTGCTGTATGACTCGGCGGTGATGTTGCCGGCGGGTGCCTTGGGCTGTGCCGCTCCGGCGTTGGGGTTGGCGGCTGGCTTCCGGCGAGCCTTGGCTGCTGGTGCGGCCTCGGCTGGCTTCTCCGCAGGCTTCTCCGCATCTGTGGAGAACCACCGGCCATAGAGCGGGTCCTCCTTGAGCTCGTCGACGAACGCGCCGAACGCTGGCGCCTCTGCACCGTCGCCGAGGTCGGCGACGGCATCGCTGTACTCTCGGCGGATGGCACGACGACCGCGCTTGGAGGTGATGCCCAGGCCGGAGAGCTGGAGGTCCTGCTCGTGATGGCTCTTGGTGCTGTTGAGCTCACCCTGGAGCTTGCTCACCTGCTCGGTCAGCGTCTTGGTGCTGGCCTCCCATGTGGCGCCTTGCTCCTTCCAGGTGTTGACCTCGGCGCGCAATCGGTTGCGCTCATCGGTGACGGCTCGCATGGACGCCTTGAGGGCGCTCATCTCGGTGTGCTCTTTCTGTTCGTCGCTCATGATTGGGGCTCCTGCTGTCGTAGGATTCGGCGAGCCCAGGAACGGCCAGCGTTGCCGCCCCACAATCCCCAGGCTTGCGCCGCTTTGCTGTTCCGGTCGCGTCGTGCTTCGGCGCTTCCGGGTGATGCACCATGGCGAGCGAAGAAGCTCACCATGCGCTTGATGGTGTCGAGGCTGACTGCCTCGCGGTTGGCGAGCTGGCTGGCCCGACGGATGCCGACCGGTGTCCCAGCCTTCCTCGAGGGCGGCAGCTTGGCGCGGATGTCGAGCGCGCGCCTGGCGGCACTGGCTACCGCTGCGGGTGGTCGGTATGACTCGGCCATCTACTCCTCGCCGTCTTCGAGGTCGGGCTGGTCATCGTCGCCGCCGAGCTCGGCAACGATGGCGAGCAGCGCCTCGTCGAGAGCCGCACGGTCAACCGAGCCGGAGCGGATCATCTCGCGTGCTGCGGCAATCTCCATCAGGGCGCCGTCGACGTCGGCATCGCCCTGCTGCTCTTCGACCTCCATCTCGCCGAGAGCATCGGCCAGCATGTTCTCGTGCTGCTTCTGCGCAACGAGGAAGGCCAGCGCGGCCTCGTCGCTGTCGAGTCCTGGGTGAAGCTCGCGGACCATGGTCACGCGAGAGACCAGACCGAGGCCAGCCTCGCGGTCGAGGTTCTCGATGAGGGTCTTGCGCTCGGTCTCGGAGAGGCCCATCTGCGCATACTCGATGGTATAGGCGCGCTCGTCGGTGGGTAGGGAGGTGCCGCCGTAGCTGTTGGCGAGCCGTGCCGCGATGGAGAGGAGCTGCTGGTCTCCGAGCCTGTTGACGGGCTCTGCTTTCGCCTGTGCTCGTCGCTGTCCGTCTCGGCTGACGACGATGGAGATGCCGGACTGCGGGCTACCGCTTGCCACCAGGTCGCCGGGGTTGAGGCCAGCGAAGACGGCGAGGCGCTCGGCGTAGGCTCGCAGCGAGGTCATGCCGTCCATGGGCGAGAGGCCCGGCGGGTACGTGTCGATGCGTCCGGCACCGTCTCGCTGACTGCTGAACTTCAGGATGGTCTTCGGCCCTGCGGTGATGGTCTCGACGTTGCGCGACTGGGCGAGCGTCTGAGTCTGACCGGCGGGCAGCTCGAGGTCGATGGCGACCCGCTGCGGGTTGGCGCTGTTGTTGAACGCGTCCCACCATGCCGTGTAGCCAACAGCGAGGCGCAGCGTGCCACGGACCAGCTCGATGCCGGCCTTGTAGTCCCAGAGTCGGTCCTGCATCTGTGCGTGGTACATCACGTAAGGGAAGATCGGTGCTCCCTCGTCGTCTCGGTACGGGTACTCGTCGCTCTCCAGGTAGAGCCCAGTCCGGTCGACACGGTCACCGCGCTCGTCGAGCTCCTCGATCATGAACACCGGCTCGTCCCTGGTGATGTCCCAGGTCTCGAACGTCTCGACGCGGATGGGCTTGCCGGCCTCGTCGAGTCGCGTCCGCATCCGTCGCTCGGTCAGACATCCAGGCCGGTCGGGCTGCCCCTCGAGGGCGATGCACTTGACGATGTGACCTGGCGCGATGACGCGGTAGCGGACTTCCTGCACTGCGCTGTCGGAGCTGGGCCAGTCCAGACGGACGAAGCACTCACGCAATCCCCGGGTGATGAGGTCCCGCTGCTGCATCTTCGGCCAGATCTCCGGCGTGATGATGGCGTCGAAGTCCTCCACGTCGTCGGCGCTGACCATGGGCGCCTCGTCGTAGGACACCGCGAGCTGGGAGAGCACCATGCGGAACGTGTTCTCAGAGAGGTCGGGGTTGAGGGTCAACTCCATCGCGATCTCTGGAGCGTAGTCCTTCATGATCTCGTTGATGATGTCGTCCTCGTGCTGCCCGTCCAGCATGCGCTCGCGGAGCAGCTGCTCCTGGCGTCGGTCGTAGGTCTCGCGGTCCTGGTCGTCGTAGCTGCTCATCATCTCACCAGTGTGTAAGGGGCGCCGGCTCGTGTGACCGGGGAAAGCCAATGCTCGCAGATATAGCCTGCGGCGTCGAATGGGTGCTTGAGCTTCTCACCGCCCATCCAGTGACGGAACGTGTGGATGAGCCGTTGGCAGTCCTGATGCACGTAGAGCCGCCCCTCGATGCACGCCGACGACATGATGCGTGCACGCGCCTTGACGCTGCCCGGTCCTTTGTACGGTGGACGAAGCGGACACGGGCTGCGACTCCTGCCGAGCTCGCGGGCGACTGCACGATTCATCAGCTCATTGACGCTGGAGGCGATGCCTCGCCGGCCTGCGCTGTTGCTGTCTCCTCGAGCAACGGCCACCTGGTCGAAGTCCACGCCCCAGGGCAGCAGCAACTCCTTGCGCAATGCTCGGCACTCCTCGGTCTCGGTCATCCGGTCGGACGGCGACCACTCGCCGAGGACATAGACAGCCGAGCCAGTCCAGCCGACGAGGAAGTGGATGGTATGCCCGACAATCTCGCCCCAGTCGACGCCCCAGCCGATCTCCTCGATGATGAGGTCGTCGACCTCCTCGTCGCCGATAATGTTTTCTTCCGAAAAGCCCGGAACTCTGCGCGAAATCGAAAAGCCCTCCCAACGTCCCTCGATGCGCTGCGCCCGGTCGAGAGCGTCAGTCTCGGCGATCTGCTCGTCGATGCTCTGCTGCGAGCGGTGAGGGCAGTGCTCTT